AATAACTTCATCATTGCTTATAACATCATCCATAAAATATGCACACTCTACTATTCTTTTACTACATTTTGAAAGCCTATCAAACACATAGTTTATTTTATTAACTAAATTTCTTTTGTATTCATCATCAGTAACTGCTTCTCCAACTGGATCTGATATTTTATTGTTTTGACTTAAAACTCCATTAGGTATTGCAGCAGTTCCAAGACCAGGCATTTCTATTGATATTTGATAATATGGATATTTTTTTAAATTATCTTCAATTTTATTTTTATATTCTCTAAATTTTCTTTCATCAATTTCCATAAAACACTCACCTATCCCTATTTAAATTTTTATGTTATAATTTAGATAGGCAATTAGAGAACTGACGTTCCAAGTTCTTATTCTCTAATTTTGCAAGGTGTTCATCAAGAACACCTTTTTGTTTACTCTTTTATATGAAATTTAATTCCACATATTTTATCAATTCCAATGTTTACTACTTGTTTTCGAGGACTTTACTAATTAGTTTATTCGCCAATTCAAATTTTTTATTATCATCCTCTTTAAATAAACATTTAATATATTCCTGTAATTCTATATCTATATTAATTTTTTCTTTTAATACATTAATATGATCTCTTATATAAATCTTTTCACTAACCCCTTCAATTTCATCCTTTCCATAATATTTGTCTAGCCATATCCAAAAATTTTCTACTTGGCTTTCCAATAAACCAAAATTTTTAACATCTCCTAATATATAAAACAAACCTTCATAGGTATCATATACTATGTTCTCATTATTTTTTGTGAGTTTTATTAAACTCCTAAGTTTTTCCTCAACAATGGCTTTTTCATCCTCATTCTTTACTTCACTAAAGAACGATTCCATATAAATCACGTTAATTTGAAAGTTTTGATTTTTATTTAAATTAACTTTTGGTTGATGCGACATATTAAATTTCCCTCTCTATTGCGTATTGTAAGTTGTTCATGGCTAACACTTTTATATTATTTCTTCTTTTGTATATCAAGATAAACATTAGAATATTGACTATTATTTCTGCCTTTATAAATATTACTCTTACTTAAAATTTTATAGTTATTTTTAATATTTTTTATAACTTCCTCAAGTTCTTTTTGTCCCTCTTTATCATCCATAAATGTTAACCTTGCTTTTATCATATTTTCTCCTTATACCCTCTAATATTTTCTTGTTTCCATGCTTCAACATCTTCTGTGGTAAGAGAAAAATATTGCTCTGCTGAATAATATGGAACATCCGCATGAATTCCTGGCATTATTTTGTCATATTGATAATACATTATCTCTATAAAACCTGTTTTGACCATCTTTTCTCTTTGGTACTTTGTAACATTAAACTTATCATTGAATGTTGCTGGATGTATTCCATAAGCTGAATATTTATACTTATTATAAAAATCCATCCATGTAATTCCATGCTTTAATAACTTATCTATAACAATATTTCTTGTATCTTTACTTTTTATTTCTAACTCATTACACCAATTTACTAACCATTCTTTAGTTGGATATGTTCTAATCCTTGTACAATATTCAACATAGTCATTTATATTATCATATTGATTCATTTTTATCCCTTCTTTCTACATCCATTCTACATCTTACAAATATTTTCCATATAATTTTTCTTCTAATTTATTGATCTGCTTTGATAGATTCGTATACTTTTTATGTTTTAATTCTCTTTGCTCCAACACTTTTAAAACTTCTTTAGCTGGTATATTCTCTTTTATATCATACTTTGTATTTAATAATTCTTCTTGCTTCTTAAACAGTAAATCTATTTCTTTAGATATAACTGTATCTAAGAAATTTTCATCTCTCAACATAAACATACTTGAATTTACTATAGCCTCAATTATTGCATCTTTTGAATATTTATTAAGTTCCTCTTTAAGTTTCACAAAATCACCTCATTCTGATTTACTCAACCTCTTGCCGCAAACACTCTCCATTAATTCCTTTTTTACAATTGGAGCATTAAAAAAAACATCCACATTCCTTACAATTGCATTTACCAGTCCAGCATTTATTAATTAAACATTCTCCATCAAATTCTTCTGAACATTAATTCTAAAACAAAATCTTAATCTTTTCATTCTAATTACTCCCCTGCCTACATATTTTCAACTAATTTATCAAGTCCACAACTAGGACATTTACTTTCACTTCCACCTTCGCCATCATACATAAAATAACCGCCTTGCATATTTATTTTAAAAACAGCACTCTTCAATGTCATGAGTCCAGTCTCATATAAACACTCTCCACAAAATATATTAACAACATGATCTGCTTGTTCATTAATCTCTTTTAGACTTATATTATTTAATAATTCACTATAATTATTCATTCTTTATCCCTCCAATTTAGTATTTTCAATATTTTATATTAGGGATATATTTTTAGAAGAGAGCCTTAACCTCTCTTCTATTAATCAGCAGTACTTAACATTAGTTGTAATCCCTTTTGTTAGTCTGCATAATCAACTATTTCTAAATGTTTTGGATTATAATATCCACTTAACTCTGTAAGTACAGCAACTAGCTTTTTATTCATAATATATGGGCTTGCCTTTACTGTGAAGGTTCTATCTTTGTACTTTGCTGCATCTTTGCAGTTAATTAATTTAACCTTATCCCCTTTTTGGGGCAATCTCTTATTTGGCATTATTTATTCCTCCCATCAACCTTTTTATACTCCAACTTCAACTTGAACCAATTCATTTTTAGGAATATATCCATATTCTCTATTCAATTCACTTGGACAAGAATAAAATCTTTTTCTTTCTTTATCAAAATTTAGGTTTATGGCAAATTCATTAGTTCCTTTTGGTCTGTCTTTCATAACTTTAACAACGCAATCTTTCAAGCCTAATGGACTTCCCTTTGCCTTATCTATCTCTTTATCTTTATCTGTAACTCTCTTAACAGCAACTATATAATCAGCTAAGTTTGTGATATCTCCAGTTCCAGCAATGTCAAATTTTGTTATTTTACTTTCTTCGTTTGCTTGAGGCTTTCTTGGATGTGCAACTAGATGAACTAATGCATTATATTTTCCAGCAAATGCCTTAAGGCTATTTACAAAATTCTTTTGGGCTATCAATTCATTTTTATAACTATCTTCCAAGTCAATTTTCATAAGATTATCTATTATGAAAACTCTTACACCAGAATATTTTGCTAATCGCTCCATGTCCTTTAAAATCTGGGTTCCTGAATTAGTAATGCTATCATCTGAGTAAATATATAGTTTATCTTTTATCCAGTTATCTATAATCTTTGTACCTATAGTTCCAACAGTTCTATAAGAAAATTCTCCAAACTTTTTATTAACAAAATGATCGTTATCAGCTATTGTTGGATATAACCAACTTTTAAAATTAGAATTTGTAAGTTCTGGACTATATGCAAATACTTTATATCCTTGTGATAAACTTTGAGCTATACACATTTGATTGATAAGAGTACTTTTACCATTGCCGTTATATCCTGTGATGATATCTAAGCTTCCCATTAGCATTCCTAGTATTCTTTTATCAATATCTATGAATCCTGTTTTTATCTTCTCAGCTTTGTAAATATCAACTTGCCTTACTTTATCCAAAGTAGTAATTGTATTTAAATTATTAAGTTTCCCTTTTGATTTTTCTATTCTCTCAAGTTGATTTTGAATAAAAGTGCCAATATCATCAATTTCACTTGCTTGTATTTCCCTGCCTAGCTTTTCATATTGTCTTCTAACACTTAACTCAATAAGTCTATCAACATGAGGCTTTATATTAGCCATCGCTATGCTTCCATCAACTAAATTAGTTAAATAACTTGGCATTACAATTCCTTTTAATTCTCTTGATGCTAAAAATAAATCAATTTCATTATGTTTAGCAAATGTACTTATAAGGCCCTCATATACTTTTTGATTCGTAGTATTATAAAAATCTTCTGAAGTAACACCAATATCCATTACTTTTATTAAATTATCTTTAGATCTGATACATTCACCTAAGATAGATTCCTCTATGTCTAAATCAAAGTTCAACATTAAAAATATCCCTCCTCCCAATCACTATTTTTCTTTGAAGTTTCTTTCTTCAATGGGAAAACTCCAGCCCACCCATTCATTATGCTCTCTCCTAAAATGGCTATTTTTTCATCATCACTAGTTGTAAGCCCATCTAGTTTTTTTAGAATGCGTTTTAGAGCTTCTGTCGTTGCTGGTTTCTTTATAGCTTTACGAGATTTAATAAATTCATAGAGCACATTTCTTAGTTTTTCATTTACCGTATATTTTTCAATTACAATATCAAATTCTGATTTTTCTTTTTTCTTTTTTTTAATATATATTGTATTACTTACTGCGAACTTTTCTTCACCAGGGGTGGTGCAACTTTCTTCACCAGGGGGTGGTGTACTTTTGTTCACCACCTCGTTGGGTATGTTTTCCCCTTTTTGTATTCCAAAATATTTAACTTTATCAACCTTTAAAGTACGTTTTTCTATCTCTTTTGTACCTTCTTTATATTTAAAAGTGGATGTAAGATACCCTCTCTTTATTAAGCCTTGAATAATAAGTTGGATTCTCCTTTCACCAACCCCTAAAAACTCCATAAAGTGCTTATTTTTTGCATAACATCCAACTTCATTATCTAAGCTTTTAATTTCAACTAATAATGCCTTTTCTTGTATGGTCAATTCTTCATTTAGCCAAATTTCTTTAGGTATCCAAACCCCTTGAAAGTCTCTTTCTTGACCGCTATTATCCACTTTTACCACCTCATTTGATTAAATATTCGTATACTTTAATTCTTAAACCATAAGTACGTATCAAAAGTAATTTTAAATGCTACTTTGGGTTCTATTTTTCCACCAGAATAATGAATTTCTTCAACTCTTTTAAATTGATTAGGATCAGAATCTTGAAATACTATTTTGCATATATTTCTTTGACCTTCTAAATAAAATTCAAGAGTTCTATAATTAATTGCAAGTTCTTTTATATTTAACATTGCACTAAATTTAAAATCATCAATTACGAGCTTTACTTTTTCATGATTATTAATTAATTTCTTTAATTCTTCTAACCTTAATTCAAAGGAATTCTCACTTTCGGACTTCTTTTTAGTTTTCAAATATTTTTCAGCAAACTCTCCAATTTTAACTTCTTTTTTGGGCTTATCTTCTACTTCTTCAGGATACATTTCTGTAATTAAATTTTTATCCATTTTACTTTCAACTGGCTGCTTAATTCCATTAATCAAAATTTCAACTTCTTCTTTAGCTTCCCTTGGATCTAAATCTTTAATTTCTTCATGGATAACTTCCTGCTCTGCTTCTGATAGACTACTCAATGTATGTGCCTGAGTTAGTGTTATTTCATCCTTATCAAGCTTTTCTTTAAGATCCTGAATTAAATCCTTATCTACCTTTTGATAACGGCCTACTTGGACTCCTGAAAGCTTCATATCCTGTCCTATAATATCCCTGAGTTTTCCTTTAGGTACTTCTTCACCATTAGCTTTCTTTTGTTCGTAAATATCCTTAAGACGTTTAATTCCTTCCATCTTTTCAGAAGGTAATAGTTCTCTTTGCTCGACATTTGCTTGTATAAGCATTATTTCGGTATCTAAATCGCTAATTTCTTTAACTTGGCAAGGCAATGTCTTAAACCCTAAACTTTTGGCTGCATGATAGCGTCTTTCCCCTGAAATAATCTCATAAGTGCCATCTTCTTTTTTTCTTGCAACTAAATTATGCATAAGACCACTTTCTTTGATTGATTCAGCTAGTTCTGCTATATCTCTAATACCATAGAAGTTGTTTTTAGAAGGAACTAGACTATTTATATCTAGCTCCTGTGTAAAACTTTCCTTTTCTACTCCATTTATTTTATTTGCTAATCCAGTTAAATAAGACGACATAGCAATTCATCCACCAATGCTTTATAATCTTTTGATGCATTCGCTCTGTTATTAAAGTAAATCAATGGAGTAGATTCAAACGTACTTTTTACAACATCTATGTTTTCTCTTATAGTTTGATTAAAGATTAAACTTCCTAATTCTCTCCTAAGCTCTTCTTTTATTTCTCTATTTATCTTTGTCGCTCTATCCATAGTTATAACGATACCAAGTAATTTTAATTTTTTATTAAATTGTTCTTTCACAGAATTAACGCTATCATTCAAATATTCAAAACCATCTAATGAAAATTTGTCTATTTTGAGCGGAACTAGAACGTGATCACTTGCAGCCAATGCATTTATTGATATCATACCAAGTGACGGTGGGCAATCTATTAAAATATAGTCAAAAATATCTTCTGGCTTATTGCTTAACCATTCTTTTAATATAGTTTCTTTTACTCTTTCATTATCCTTAAGTATTTCAGATTCACTAGCAATAAGCCTAATATTAGCTGGAATCATCCATACTCCATCATACTTTGTACCATTTACACTAACATCTTCACCAGAAAATAATTCATAAGAACCCCTAATACGTGAATCATACATATTTAGATACTTAGTTGCATTACTTTGTGGATCAAGGTCAATAATCAAAACTTTTTTACCCAATCTTCCTAATTCTGTTGCAATATTTACACATGAAGTTGTTTTAGCAACTCCACCCTTGATATTTAAAAATGATATTACTTTACTCATGCTCTAACCCCTCCATTACATCTGTTTAAGGCAATACAACACCTTTTGCAAATCTCAATAAATTCTCCTGGACTTGTTTTTATTCCAAAACTTGTCCTATTGAACCTTATGTCATCAATAGTCATACTAAAAATTATCTTATAATCTTCAGCACTAACCTTTAATTTCAATTCATTTAAAAATTCTAAAACCATGTGTTTACATTTCCCCCATTCTATCTTATAATGGAGATACAGACGGCAATCTGTATCTCAAAGAATATAAAATCAAGCTTATAATTGAACCTTTGCAGAAGGTTCTTTTTTCATTTCCAGCAATATTCTTGCAAGTTTATCTTTTAAATCCTTAGCTTTGCAAGCCATAGAAAAATTACCCATTTACATCACCCTTTCTAACCAATACATACCTATTAGAATAATCAGTTGAACCATCAAATTTTAAATATGAAGTGCCCAAATCTATAAAACCAATGATCTCTCCATCAAGACTATAAATATGAAGTAAATCCTTATACTTTTTGGATAAAACCAACTTGCTACAATTAACTGACAAACCATCTTTAGACCTAATATAAATATCTTTCATTTAACTTAATCCTCCTTGCATAAATTGCACTTATCATAATTATCACAACAAACCTTAAGTAAATGTTTTTGTCTGTTCTTTTTATCAACAATTTTGCTACGTAATTTATGGCTATTGTTAATAAAATGTGGACATTTAATTCTGCACATTTGCCTCCACCTCCTAGCCTTTTCAATGTATTTATTATGTCAAACCTATCACTAAGGCACTTCGGCCTATTCTTCCTATTGTGCAATCTCACTCTCACCTTTTAATATTTTTAGTGCATTATCTAAAACCTTTAATCTTAATTCTTTTGGACACATTCTCATTGCAGCTTCAACTTGAGCCTTTGCGAGTGTCTCACTAAATTCCTGTTCATCTTCAACTCCTATAATCTTTACTGTTATTTCATCACCTTTCATAAAATTCTCCTCCAACCTTAATCATTATCATCCTATGAATTATTAGTTAATGTGTTACTAATGCAGCTACACTTTTTCATAGAAAAAAATATAAAATCATTTGTTAATGCATTTAGCGTTAATATCTCATTAAAGCGTAACTCAAATAGCTTTTCTTCTGTTTTATCAACTTCTCCATCATCAAATATATCCATAAAATCATTGCTTATTTTTTCAGCATTACTTAAAGAATTGCAAAGATTTATTATAAGTTTGTATATATTGTTTATATTTTCTCTATCTATAGGCTTTGCTAAAATTTTTCCCACAGGACATTTGCAACAATGGTCATTTAATAGTTCTGGGTAATTATATGTTTTAGCCATAGCTACAACTAATTCATTTGATGGCACTCTCCTTCCTGTTTCATAAGATGCTATACTGTCTTTACCTGCCTTTATTAAATCTGCTGCTTTATCTTGAGTTAAACCTGCATATTCTCTTGCTGCTTGATATATGTTTTTACTCTCCATTATTTGTTAATCTCCTTGTACAATTTCTCATTACTTGTAAATTATTGTTGTACTTTTTTACTATTTATTTCCTTATACTTATAAGATAAAATATTTCTATAAGTTTGAGTTTCTAGAACCTAT